AGCCACGGAACAACTGGTCGATGGGCTTTTACCTTGATTAAGTTAAAGCGAAACGACCTCTCAGATTAATTTAAAATAAACCTTGACACGGCTATGGCATAGTGCTATATTCGTAAGCAGTGGACAGACCACCAACACACCCCGACCCGGCGGGTAATCCGGGCAGGAGAAAAAAATGTACGACTTACTGCAAGCACGGGCTGCGCTTGAGGGCGCTGGCTTCCGTGTCACCAAGACCACCACCAAGAACAAGCGCAAGCTAGGTATCAATCGCAACGGTGTGATCCTCTGGCGGGGACCCTCTATCTTCGATGGTGTCGAGATCGTGGTGATTGCTACTGGACTGACCAACCGCACGGCGAACGACAAGACAGGCGACGAGATACAGACCTGGATCTTGTTCGTATCCATGCACCCAAGCGAGGCACTGAAGACAGGTGCTGACGTGTCAATCTGTGGCGACTGCAAGCACAGGCCACAGTCTCTCGACGTAGCCAAGGGCAAGACCCTCCCCAAGCGTAGCTGCTACGTCAGGATGGATGCGCCTGCCAGCGTGTGGAAGTGCTTCAATCGAGGCGGCTACGCCCACATCGATGACTACCCCAGGGCGCACGACCTAATGGGCGACAGGATGCGGCGTATCGGGAGCTACGGCGACCCTGCTGCAGTCCCCCTGTCTGTATGGAAGATGTACGTGGGAAGCTGGGACGACACCAAGCGCACAGGCTACACCCACCAGTGGCGTAACTCGCCTGAGTTAAAGCCCTACGTCATGGCGAGCGTTGACACTGAGGCTGAGTACTGGGAAGCACGCGGGCTAGGCTGGCGCACCTTCCGTATCAAGGGTGAGGACGACGACATGCTGCGCGGTGAGTTCGCCTGCCCTGCCAGCGAAGAACAAGACAAGCGTCTGAACTGCGATACCTGCGGGGCATGCGATGGCAACCCTAAGAACAAGAGCATGGCTGGCTCGCCAGTCATTAACGTCCACGGCGTAGGCAAGAAGTACTTCGCTGTGATCACTAACTAACCTTATTTATTCAGCCGAATAAATAACTCACAGGAGATAGACATGTTCAAGGACAGAAACTTCCGTGGTCGCAAGACCCTACCCAAGGCTCACTCAGACCTAGACAGGCCAGCGATGGAGGGTGCTCAGGTTGAAATCAGGGCGATGTACTCCCTGCTCATCGACCTAGCTGGTGACATCGGGGTGCCAGTCAACGAGGTGGACGCTGCGATATCTAAACGAATCAGCAACACCGTGGCTGACAGCCGTGGCTACCTGAAGCCCACCACTCACAACCCGTAACTCTTAGAAGTTAAAACACAGGAGATAGACATGAAGCATATGAAACTACCAACCCAATACGTTCAGGAAGCATCCGCTCAGTTCGACCTACTGATGACGCTCATGGCGCGAGTGGACATCTACAGCGAGAGCACGAATGTCCTGCTTAAAGCATTCGTCGAAGATGCCAGAAGAAGGGGAGACACTGGCCATGCGGAACAGTTCCTAGGTGCGGTCATCGAATACCTCGATGCATCAGACCACTACTACAACAACGAACAGGAGTAAGACATGAGAAGAATATACAGAGGACTAAGCGCCCCAGGAATACACACCCCAGGTGTCTATCGGTGGGCCATGCGCGCAGAGGCAGCGACCCTGACCCAAGAAGCTAGGGACATTGGAGCAAAGATGTACTTACTTGCTGACTTGTTTCCCGGCCTGCCTTCTACGGTGTTGGGATCAATCGCCAGGGGTGTTGACCTTGGCGAGGCTAACGGAGTCAGCATCTCAATAGAGGGCGACGTTGTCGTCATCGAATACGAAGACTCACAACCTACTAACCCAACCAAGGAGTAAGAACATGCAAGACAACAACTACAGAAACCGAACTGATACCCCGATGGCACTACACGCTATCGCTCAACCCCTAGTGGACAGCATGCACGCTGAGATACGCATGCTCTACTGGATGCTGAAGGAGCAGATTGGGCACGGAAGCTACCGAGTGGAGTTACTTGAGCGAATGATTGCTGACCACATCGAGCGAAGCGAGGGGGGGGACTGATGTACATATGCAGAGTGTGCGGATACAGCACCAACAAACCACGCTGGCCTAGGGGCTACTGCCCTTACTGTAGCGCCGAGACACCGCCAATTCCATGGCCCAACCTTAACAAGGAGAAACGAACATGAGCTACGCAACCTACCTACCCGTTACCCAAGACATCCTAGACCTGCATCAGACCGGAAAGAGGTTCGCCCCTGTCCGTGACTATCAGGCGCTAGACCACAGGCTGAACGATGGGACAGCCATCATCCCTGATGCCCAAGTAGCGGACAGCATTGTCCAGGCTGCAGCAGGTGGACTCACTATCCCCGTTGTAATCAGCGAGGGCAGCTACAGGCTGCGCGCTGATGTCGAGGAAGCTAAGAGGCTACGGTCTGAGGTGTTCGCTGCAAGCTGTGCTCAGCAGGGGCACGACGGAAACGAGCGTGTCAACAGCAGGTGCTCTGACTGCGGCAAAGACTCTGAAGGAACCATGCACTACGCACCGAGTGCAACGGGCTGGGCTACGCCTGTCCTGTTCATCGGTGACTGCTGCGAGGGATGACATGGAAGACGAAGACTATGACCACGGCTATCACATCTACGGCTGCGATGTGTGTGGCTGGTTGGGATGGACAGACACAGGCAACTGCGAGGAGTGCGTTATCTGCGTGCACTGCGACCAGCCCCACACAGACACAGTTCCTTGCAAGTGCGAGGACAATGACGACGACGCTAAGTTAAGTAACCCTTAGAAGTTAAAACCAACACACAACACAAGGAGAATGAACATGACACATAAACTACACACACCTGGACCGTGGACAGCCATCGTTACAACGAAGGCTTGCTTCCACCGTGGAAACCGAGTCTCGATAGTATGGGGGAACCTTGACTGCCTCTGTGCCCCCGAGGAGCCTGACCCGGATGGGGTGCTACTTGGCATACCCTGCCTCTGTGCCGCCCAAACCGTAGCCGAAGTGTGGCCCGCCGATGACGATAGCGATATCGCAGACGGAAAGCTCATAGCTGCTGCCCCTGACCTGCTCGCCGCTGCACGGCGGGTCGTTCGTAACCCCAGCAATCAGCACGCACTGGATGCCCTAGCCAAGGCTATCCACGATGCGGCTGGCCCGCTCCACTGCGAGCACTGCGAAGGGAGCGGGTATGTCCAATGCGACTACGATGAAACCACACCATGCACACACTGCCTTGATGGTCGTGAGGTAGCTGAACAGGAGGAACGAACATGACACGCATCGAATGTCCAAGCGAAGCATGGGATAGGCACTGTACCCAGCATGAAGAAGGCTGCGACGTATGCCTTAACCACGTAGACAACTGCGACTGCCCTGAGTGCCCTAAGTGTGGCTCTGTTGGTGACTCTGATTGCTATGAGCAGCATGGGTTAGAGCCAGCGCATGACAGCGTTGCGTCTTTGTGTGACTCGATTGGCATTGCCCCGATTGACCAGTGCCTAAGAGCCATCGAAAAGCACAACACGGAGCATGTCTGGCTTGTTATGCGGGACGGTGAGCGAATCTACTACCACAGCCCGCAGAGGCTGAAGAAGCTCAAGCCTTGGCAGCGGCTCACCAAGGTTGGTGTTGGTGGCATCGCATGGGACGGCAGCGATTGGGAGTACGCCGAAGAGGTAGTTGCTGGCAACGGCTGGGAAGCCTTGTCTGCTGCAAGGAAGAACTTTGACGACGCTCTTGAGGAGCACAGCGCATTGATGGACGCAGAAGAGGAAGAAGATGCTTGAAGCAATACGACAATGGCTGTGGCAACGACGAGAGCGACGGCTCTACGCTGACATGTCACGCAGGATTAACCGTGACAGAGATAAGATGCGTCCTATCGTGCCCTTCAGGGTAGGCGAGGACGAACGTGACTACCTCTAGAATCCATCCTGCTAGTTCGCAGGGGTCTGGGCTTAGGCTCACTCTCTGCGAGCTAAGCACGGTGCTCTGAGAGGCTTGCTAACTAATAAGAGAAATAAATCATGACCCTTGTCCACCCTCAACCCACCACTAAATCCAATAGGAGAAACACCATGAATCATACCCACTACTTAGCCTCTACTGCCTCAGGCTGGGCTCGCTTGCCTGATATTTACGATGCCATTATTGATGCTGCCAAACGCACTGGCCTAGTTAACAACGGCTCCCCCTTTGAGTTCTGCGTCTACGCCTGCGGAGATAGCGCCCGCATCGATGGTCCGTGGGGGAACCTTCGATGGGACAAAGACGAGGACCCCCCTGTCCTTGTCCGTCGCGGAAAGATCGTTCGCGAGGAAGATCCTGATGGCGCTCTCTGGGAGGACATGTCCACTCAAGAGCAGATCGATAAGTACGGCTTTGATGGCTACGGAGATCCGAACCTCCCCTCCTACTTCCGGTGGCGCATCACTGAGATCGAGGAGCTAGAAGAAGAGGTGGCTCCCATTACTATATAGGGATCAAAAGCTGCAGTACTACTACTAGTACTACTTACTACTTACCTAGTAGCTATCTCCTCTACTCCCCCGTCTAGGGGGTGAAGAGGAGAGGAGATAGCTACGCTTACATCTAGTAACAGGAGAACTAAACATGCAATACAAACACACTATCGTCAGTGAAGATCCAGCTGACTTCTTCCTTACCTGCAAGGCACATGAACTGTGCTTCAGGTGTGAGGGGAAGGTCGAAGACGGTCTACCACTGGGCGCAGTACACCAGCACAAGAACGTCACAACCATCACGGGAGGTCCCCTCTGCAGTGACTGCTCTGTGGCCTTCGTCCTCTGGCTAAGTGAGTCTAATAAATAACTAGTGCATGGCCTTGACAAGGCATATCAACAGGCGTAGCGTGACTGTGACATCGGGTGTTCCGGTGCTGCCTCGCCGCCTTTAACCCAGGAGAGTTAAGACATGGATGAACAAGACGTAATGGAATGGTCTGCATGGAAGGCCAGGAAGTCTCTGGGAGAACTCGTTGAGTCTGCGAACGCAGCTATCGACCAGTTCAACTGGCTCTACTTGATGGAGCAGAAGCTAGAGAAAGTCTGGAAGAACCACCCTAACGGAGAGCAGAAGCTAGGTGAGCTTTCTGCCAAGACCTTTGAGGCTGTGTTGGACAGCCTTTCAACCGACGAGCAAGCCGGGACAACTTCTGTCCCTGCGCTCAGCTAACTAGAACTAGGAGATAGAAACATGAACACCGACAACCTCACTGAGAACATCGCGTCCATCCTTGAGTGCGCCAAGGCCATTGAGTACGAGCTTGAGAACAACAGCGGAGATGACGACGACGCTATCCAGTTGTACGAAGACCTCAACCAAGCCGGATGCACCACTGATGCAGACGAGATCGTTGCGTCTGTTGAGTTGGTTGCAGAGCTTTCGTCTGACGACGCTGCTGAAATCAACAGCGCACTTGAGTTATGGGAGAGCGTCAACAGTAACGGTCACGACACTGACGACATAGGCGATGCCCTTGATGTCTACGCCATTGTGGAGAACAGCTCCGTCTGTACGTCTGAACTTGAGGGCTTACTGAATCTCGTAGAGGAGTGGAACGAGCACTGCGCCCATACCTGGGCTGACCCAGAGTCTATGGCTCAGGGGTTCCGTGAACAGTGCGACATCGTCTCCGTCTTCGTTCGTCTCACGGGCCGCAACATCCTCTCCGTTGAGGACGCTGAGGCTGCTGTGTCAAAGCTGGGCAACCTGCCTGACAAAGAGCAGGCTCTGTTGGATGCCATTAAGGCTTTCTGTGAGCCCAACCACTCTTAACTTCTAGGAGTTAAGGGACCACCCGTCGTCTACGTCAATCCTGGCGTAGGCGACACCACCAAACAATTTTAAAAGACCACTTTTAAAAGGAGTTAGAACATGTCCTCTGAGATTACTGAAACCGATAGCATGATGTACGCCGGAGCAACCCCCTGGCATGGCCTTGGCAAGTACGTTGGTGACGAGCCCGTCACTACTGAGATTGCCTACCGCATGGCTGGACTTGACTGGGAAGTTGAGAAGCGAACCATCATCGTACCTCCCACCTACGAGGGTGGTGTCAACCTTCCCCTTCCAGACCACAAGGCTGTTGTCCGCAAGGACACCAACACTGTGCTGGGTCTAGTTGGGAGCGGCTACCGCTGCTTCCAGAATCTAGAGATGGCGAACTTCGCTGACGAGTTGGTGGAGGATGGGTCACTCCGCATCCACACCGCTGGCTCTCTTCGCGGTGGAGCTAAGGTCTGGCTGCTGGGTAAGATCGGGTCTACTGAGGTAGTTCCAAAGGACCGGGTAGACCACTACCTATTCCTTTGGAATGGACACGACGGGAAGTCCGCACTGCGCTGCGCCTTCACCACTGTCCGCGTTGTCTGTGCCAACACCGCTCGCGTTGCCCTGTCGCAGTCGAGAGGTGAGGGCATCAGCATCCGTCACACAAAGAACATGGCCCTCAAGGTGGGCGAGGCTCGACGTGTGCTGGACATTGGTCAGAAGGCTTTCGCTGAGTCCGATGAGTTCATGAAGAAGCTGGCTGACATTCCGATGACGACCAGCGACTGGATTGACTTCTGCTTGACGGTCTTCCCCTCCCCGCCTGTCGGTGAGGATGGAGAGTTCAGCAAGCGGGCCATGACGCGAGCGGACAACAACCGAAGCACGCTCACCTCGCTCTACCACGACGGACGGGGTGCTCGTATCCCTGGTGTTCAGGGTACTGCGTGGGGTGCATACAATGCGATCACTGAGTACGCCGGGTACCACCGTCAGACTCGTGGTGACCAGCGCTTTGAGTCCCTGATGATGGGCTCTGGTGCTGACTTTGTACGCAGCGGAACGAACGTCCTTCGGTCCCTCACTAATTAAACAACAGCCATAGCCAAGTCCAGTAGCTCCGTGATATTGTCAGCGGAGTTACTGGACTGCTTGGAGGCACCATGAAAATTACAGAAGAACAGTTAGAGAAGTGCGTTGCTGAGTACGAGATGGGTGACAGTTTGTCTGCCCTGGCAGCGCGGTATGGGGTGAGCCTACCCACGATACGAAGCTACATCTGCGACAAGACCACCATCCGTGGCAAGGGTCCTATCGCTGGTAAGCCTGGGTTGCGTAAAGAGCGCGGCCCTGAGTGGGATGGGCTGGGTAAGATCCCAGACGCAGAGGTTGCTAAACTCGTTGGCTGCTCAAGGCAGAACGTTGCAAGGGTGAGAGAGATGCTTGGCATCCCTTCCTCCCGTGACGCTGAGATCTTTGCTCGCATGTCTAAGGCGAACAACGATGGCTGAACCACTCACACAATCAGAGCTATCTACATTCTCTCGATGCGAGGTACGACACGATATCCGCTACAACAAACTGCTTGTCCCTTTTGATACGCACCCTGCCCTGTTGATGGGCACTGGGTATCACGCTGGGCTTGAGCACCAGTCTGTTGACGCAGCTATCACCGCCATGCGTGAGGACTCTCCTACATGGAGCAAGTGGGAGGGGTCTGTCGCTGCTGTGCGCGAGGCCACTGTTGCTGCGATGGTAGGTGGAGCGTTGGACAACTGGATTCTGTGGCCTGACATCCACGAACTAGGGTTCAGCGTCCCCCTTCGTAACCCGTCTACTAACAGGGCAAGCAGGAAGCATTCTCTTCAAGGCGTCATCGACGGCGTCTGGAATAGAACGCATCCGAGATTCCCTGGCGAGGTAGTGCTGGGTGAGTGGAAGACTGCAGCCCAGGTTAGCCGTGAGTACATGACTCGCCTGGAGATTGACTTCCAAGTGAGCACCTACATGTGGGCAGCTAGTCAGCACTTCGGTGTGCCTGTTCGCAAGATGGTCTACCGGGTAGCGAAGAAGCCAACCATTAGGCAGAAGAAAACAGAAGAGCTTGGTGAGTACATCGAGAGGTTGACTCAGGACTATCTAGACCGTCCTGAATTCTACTTCTTTGAGGTGCTTGTTGAGAGGACGGACGAGCAGCTATTGGACTGGGCTGCTCAGGCGTGGGCTACCCACCTTCGTGTCTCTGAGATACGGAGTGGGAGGTCTATTCCAATCCGCAGTACTCAGTCCTGCGTTAACCGGGGCAGGTGCCCCTACTTCGACCTGTGCGTAGGAGCAGTGACGAAGGATTCTTTCAAAGTGTTAGACCAACGACACACAGAACTAAAGGAGAACAACAATGAGCCTACTTCCTAAAGAACCCAGCCCTCCGAGCAATCGGATGTCTGACTACACATGGCACTTCTACGGAATACCCGGTGTAGGAAAGACAACGCTGGCTAACCAATTCCCTAACCCCATCTTCATCGCTACGGAGAGCGGCACTGAGGCGATGCTTGCTGCAGCTGTCCCTGCCCGTAGCTGGTCAGAGCTTAAGGCTGTGATTGCTGAGCTTGCTCAGGGTGGGCATGGGTACAAGACGGTTGTGCTCGACACAGCTGACATCGCTTACAACCTATGTGAGACCTACGTCTGTGAGTCTAACGGTTGGAACGATGTAGCTGACGGAGAGTGGGGTCGTGGTTGGCGAACTCTTAACCGAGAGTGGACCAACATGATCACCCAGCTACGCATGCTGCCTATGTGCACTGTGCTGCTGGGTCATGAGAAGAGCGAGATGATTAAGGAGAAGCTAGGTAGCAAGATGGTGGAGACAGGGATGAACCGTGTCACTACTGCGCTACCCAGCACTGCTCGTCAGACCCTTCACTCTGCTGTGGACTTCATCGTCCGCTGTGAGTTCACCCCAGAGAATGAGCGGATCCTCCGCACACAACCAGTAGAGAATAAGCGCGAGCGAGTTGAGGCTAAAGCTCGCGGCAGTAAGGGGGCAACCCTGCCCGAAACAATAGAGATGAGCTTCACGGCTCTCGCTGATGCGTTCAAGAAAACGCTAGGCACCAACACCAAGGAGAAGAAGTAATGCCTGATATCGGAAACATGTTTGATAGCGCACCGTCCACCCAGACCACATCGAGTTCAGAAGAACGCAAGATGGACACTGTCCCTGACAGTTCATACGACGTAGAGGTCACTGACTTCTCCGTCTTCGTGAGTAAGAAGGGTGACTACTATGTGTCGTGGTGGTTTGAGGTGATGTCTGGTCCGCACAGTGGTGCTCAGCTGCAGCGCTTCACTAGTGTTGGACCTCGCACCTTCTCGTTCATCAAGAGCACGGTTAAGACAGCTGTTGGTCGTGTGCCTGAGTGGGAAGATCTGTTTGTTGATGGTCGCACTGGCCCCATCCGTAATGAGATTATCGGACGGGCTGTTCAGATCACACAGAAGTCTAGGGACTACCAGGGAAAGGTCTTCGTCAACATCTATGTAGACAAGGTCATTAAGAACCCTAGTAACCCTGCTCCAGCCCCTCCTGCTGACGCCTTTGACGAGGCTGATGTGGACGACCTCTTCTAGAAGCAGGTGCCCCCTCCTGTAGATAGGTCCGTACCGTCCTGGGGCACCACGATGCGTGCAAGCGCTCATGTTTTTGGACAATCAGATCTATGCCTGCTGGCCCGGTGAACGGAGCCCTGATTAGAAGGGTCTCAAGCCAGCACCCTTAACAACCAACTAGGAGTTAGACATGAGTGACGACAAAGAGTTTTTCTGCCCCTACTGCAAGCTATGGATCAACGACGGGGTCCATAGGCAGCATCACCACAACGACCCAGACGACCCAGACGAAGTGCGTGACTGGCGCGTGCGAGTGGACGGTGTGATCTACGAAGACGAGGAAGAGTTTGAAAAGTTGGGCTACTACGTCCGGCGAGAGGGAGGTGCGTGATGCCTTACAACAACAGGACCCCCTTCGTAGCTGGCTCAGAGACTTCAGAAGAAGCAGCTAAGAGTCTTTACTCAGGCCCTATTAGAGAGAGGGTTCACAAGATCATAGAGAGCATGGACTGCTTAGGAGCTACTGACGAAGAGCTAGAGCGGAGACTCAACATGAAGCACCAGACTGTCAGCGCTAGGCGTAGAGAGTTAGTGCTCATGGGTAGAGTCAAAGACTCAGGAGTGAAGAGGCGCACTACCTCAGGCAGGAAGGCAGTAGTCTGGATAGCCTGCGAGGAGCCTCCTCAGGAGGCGCACAAGGCTCTTCAGTGCTGTCCTCTATGTGGAGGCTCAGGCAAAGTGCGAGACCCCTACCCACTGGGCTCTCAGCCCGACCTCTTTGAGGTCACACGATGAGCCTGCTGATGACACACGGTAGGCTTGAACGGCTACTTGAGATCGCACACGAAAAACTTGCAGAGCTTGAGGTCACTCACTCAGCACACGCTAAGGCTTGCTTCGATGCTGGCTACAACATCGGCTACTTCAATGGCAGGCTTGATGAAAAAGAAGATGAACAAGTCTTTGGGAATGGTCCTGGGGACGCTTACGAACTGTGGAGTTCAGACAAGGAGATGACATGAGAAAGTACGCGCACATCAACTACGAAGAGGGGATTGCTAACGGGATCCCAGAGTTCACGATGGACAGACTAAAGATGTACATCGAGAAGAAGTGTGCCCCTGGTGGGTTCCTCACTGCTGTGCTTGAGAACAAGCTGCATGAGTCCTTAGCAAAGGCAGACAGTGGGAACCTAAAGGCTATCAAGGAAATTGCCTCTTGGATTTACTGGCACGCTCCAGGCAACTGCTGGGGTAGCCCTGAAGAAGTTGACGCTTGGCTAGATGAGGACGAGCTGTTGACCTTCACCCGTGTCTAATGGAGAAGCATAGACATCAGTACGGCCCTTGGCTCATTAGGAAAACAGGTGAGCACTCAGAGCTAGAGGATAAGGAGTACGCACTAGCTACTCGCTTCCCTCCTTTCTGGGTTCAGTCATGCGACTGCGGGGCAGAGAACATGTACCGCTCTAGGAAGCGTCCCTTAGCTAGGATGAACTTCAGAGAGATGTGGGGAGCTAGGGTTCTCT